ATTACTCATCACACTCCGCGCAGTAGGTCTGATCACCGTCAACGATCTCCTCGCAGGTAGCACACTCCTTCTGGTTCCACGGTGCGGCAGGGTCATACTCCGCGCCAGCGGGATACTCATACCCAAAATTGCTCATGGTGCTGCACTCGAATAACGTCTGACGATTTCAATCGGAACCAGGAAGACGGCTTTCGGGTATCGGTCTTCTGGTCCATGAATCATTACCGGCGACAGCTCCTCGACCAGTATCATTTTTTGAATATTCTTTTTCGTGATCCAGATGTCTTCATCTCCGGTAGTGAACAACCAGATCCCCGCCTCGCTGGTGAGGATTCCGCTGGGCTTGTTATGGTGATACTCAATGACAATGTTGCCGGTGTCCTTAGACTTGGCGTCCAACTTGATCTCGATCTTGGTGTCCAGCTCTGGCACCGATAAATCGAAGCGACTGTCGGGTCCGAAGGTCTTGTAGGCTTGCTGGAAGATCCCGTGAAGCTTCTCCAGCCATTCCTCTTCGACCTTATCGCCTTTCGCTAGATCCTTTTCCCAACTCACGATCCTTCTCCCACAGAAATGTGATACCGTCTTCAACAAATTGTCTAAGGTTTGTGACCGGCGTGTTCTTGGGGATGCTGTCCAGTGCAGCCCGTCTGTCTTGTTTGGTTTCCAGATCTAGAATCGCTCGGGGCAAAAAGAACATCACTGTACTCTCGGCTATTGGTAACCAATCCTTTGGAACTTGCCGTTTCAACTCTTTAAGAACCAGGGGGTAATGGGTTTTTTTCGCCGCCGATTCGCAAATTTTATGCAGGTGAGAAAATGAATGGATCTTCGCCATTGATATACTCCCGCATCATCATCGCCATGTTTTCGAAGGTCATCTCAGCCCTGTATTCTCGTTTCTTGGGGTAGTCTGGGTTGAGCAGGTAGAAAGGGACGACGCAGCGGATCGGAACGCGATCAAACTTGTAGACTAGCAGTGGATGCTTGCCGCTCTTTATCCCCGCTGCCCACACTTGATCCCACCACGCTTCTGAGGGTGACGCTTGTGGCGCGTACCGTTTACACTCGACAACGAAGTCGTGGATCTCAATGTCTCCCAGCTCTGACTCCCTGGTCTGGTCCAAGATCCTTTTGATGTCGGTATCGACGATGTCGCCCAGCTCCTCTCGCAAAAGCCTCGCGACATCTCGCTCGAATGAATGTCCTTTCGTTCTGCTATTTGTCATTTCGGGGATCGTCTCCTTCGCCAAACCGGAAGTACCAAAGCCCTTTTGCTCTGTCGATTTTCGGGTCTTCGGGGTGTTTGTACCGGTGTCTCCACACGTATTTAAAAGAGTTTATGCGGGCATACTGTTCAACAGCTTCGATGCCAAATACTTGAATCATGGCGTCGATGCATTCGATATCCCCCTCTTTTTGAAGGTAGTGCGCTGGACTATTGACCATGTCGTTCATTGATCTGCTCCTGTGTGAAAAGAAATAACTCTTCTTCTGAACCGTGACGTCTAACGAACTGGGATTTGAATGGATGGCGGCTGACATAAGTCTCGGTGTTGGCTCCCTCACGATGGTGCCGATAGCACAATGGAATCGTGTGGAAGTGACTGCCAATTCTCCGCTTGCCGCTAATGTGGTGGACCTCGGCTGGAGTAAAAACCTGGTACTCCTTCAAGCATACGCAGCATCCCAGCTCTGTGATCTGATTCATCCAATCGCGTTCGTCTTTAGTTGGAGTGTGACTTTTCAATCGATCTCCACCTCAAAACAACACAACTCTATGTCGCCTATCTCTCGCATCTCAGCGAGAAATTCTCGTTGGATGACACCCATGTCCATTTTGTTAAGCTGGTTCTCCAGCAAATATGTGTCACCTCTGATTTCGATGTTGATTCTCAGTTTTGATTTATGGGTAGGACGTTTCTTTACGAGCCGTAGACCCTCTTTTCCATCCGAGTGCTTGCCTGAATTGTTTGCCATGTTTTAAACGACACCTCTGCTGCTAAGTAATTTGATTTTGCTGCCGCCAGTAATCCTTTGGCGACACCTTTCTGTATTCGTGCGTCTTCCATTGCGTCTTGCTGGTCAGCCCATGTGCTTTGAGCTGCCACGGTCTTGCATCCGTGTTCGATCTGAGCGGTGAGCATTAACTTTGCGTTGGTTTTCTTTTCCCCCGCTTCCGCAATTGCTACTTGCCGTTCTGCATCTGCCCAGTCAGCGCCAGCATCTCTGATTGCTTGTGCGAACTTCTCTGTCTCGATCATTATCTTTTCCTTAGAAAATGGATGAGGTTTTTGCTTTAACGTAAGCCTTGGGTGTACTGCTTTGCCGTTCGAGATACTGGCAACTCGCATCATCAAAATAAAAACCGACGCGACCTTCGTACATGCCGTGACGATTTTTCAGAACTTCGACAATGACATCGCTCTTTTTTTCTATATCTGGATCAGGGCTTTGCCCAGTTTGCTTGCAGATATTTAGATGCTCTGCCTTCGCCTTGTTCTTCCAGACAGACATGAAGCCGTCAGCGAGGTCAGTGATAGCACCAGAACCCTTCACATCGAACTTACCTGGAGCCTTGGATTCGCTCTCACCCTTTCTCGCGTGGGTCACGACGAACAGCGTTGTCTTATAAGCAAGCTTGAAGTTGACCAGCTTCTCCATCAAAACTTGTTGACCTTGGTAGTCATCGTGCCGGACGAGGTTGGTCATGCTGTCGATGATGAATACTTCAACGCCATATCGTCGGTATGCATATTCGAATACCTTGAGGAGGTCGTCAGGTTTGGGGGTGAGGGTGTCAACGAACAACCACAGGTTAGGGGACAACCAATCGAGAGTCTTACCTCGGTGTTCTTTTACCGGTAACCTTTGAGCCGTGGCTTGTCTCATCATTCGCCCGAGGGTATAGCGCGGTGTCATCTCCATGCTTGCTATGAGTACTTTCTTGCCTTGACGTATTGCGTTGAGCGATAGCTGGTTGAGCCACATGCTTTTGCCGCTACCGTTAAACCCTGAAATTCCCCACAGTTCGCCTGAACGAAAACGAATATCCTCATCGTCAATCTTGCTCCATCCAGACGCGAATCCGGTTAGCTCACTCTCTGCTGCGTCGAAAAACGAATCGATATCGTCTTCGAAATTAGCAACGTTCTGGAGTGATGATGGGTCTGTCCATTTCGCATTATCGTAAGCGTCATCAAGAATACTTTTAGCTACGTCCACGCCGTGGTCGATGAGTAACTGATTGATGTCCTTGGCTGGGAAGTGGATTCGTAGACAGCGATCACCCAATCGTTGCGCGATTGTCTCAGCCGCCTTGTCTCCGGCACCGTCTTGGTCTGTCGCGATCACAATCTCGCTGAACAGCTCCAGGTTGTCCCACTCATGGTCTATCCAAGTCATCCCGTTCGCGCCCATGGGTAGGGATAGCGCGGGGAAGCCAAGCTCAGTAGCCGCGATGCAATCCATTTCGCCTTCTACCAGCCACAAAGTCCTGCTGTTGAGCGGGAAGGTGTGCCAGCCAAACAGGATGGGCTTCTGACCTGCTTGGTGACACATCGCGGGATTGCCATCGTAGTTCAGCGGCTTATTTTTTATGAAGACCAGCTCTTTTTTCTGGTCGAAGAACCTGAAGACACAATCGACTCCAGAGCCAAGGTCTTCGGTCTCGTAGATTTTATGTCTGGCACAGATCTCGCCAACGTCCTTGAATCCTCTATTCTCTAGAAACTGGTGAAGCTCACCGGTATTAGATTGAGCGGGAGGCTTAGGTACGCTGAACGGCTTTGCTTTTTTAACGCTGCTGACAACTCTCTTCGCGTTATCTTTGATGCCGTATCTGCGCTTCAGCCACTCCATAGAGTCTTTTATCGGCAGTCCCAGGTTCTTTGAAACCAGATCGATGAGGTCTCCACCATCGCCTGATTCGAAGTCTTTCCAGTTACCTGCGTTTTCGCCCTCTAGCTGAACGCTGAGAGAGTCGCCTTTTTCCCCGTACACATTGCCTATTCGGTAGTTGTTACCCTTGACGATTCCATCCGGTAATAACTCGCGGCAAAGTGAGCGAGAATGATGGGCAACTTCTTGACTCAGTATTGCGATCTCCATTTACTTCACTCCGTCTTCGTAAGTACTGTCACTGATCAGATCTTTAATCTGCGCCCAGTGCGGTTGTATTGAATGCCATCCCTTGCTGTTAGCTATATCGACGGCTTGCTGGAATTTTCTGAGACCAGCGCCTTTGAGAATCTTGAATTGGGCGTGGGCATTTTTTACCTGGCGGCTAGAAATTTTCTGGGTAGTAGTCTTGCCGGTAAGCCAATCTGTCCACGGCTGGAGCGGGACGTTCTCAGGGCAGAGGGCGATGGCGTCAGTTAACGGGATGTAACCTTTGATATCGGCAACTCCCTTTTTTCTTTCTTTAGTCTTTAGTTCTTCTTTTAAAGATTTAGTACTTCTTTGTTCCCTAGATTTGCGATCCCTAATTCTGCGATCTTCAAATATGCGATCCCTAATTTTGCGATCTTCGCCGAAGTCGTGAGCAGTATCGGTCACGATCCAATCCCATATGTGACCGCGATCCTTCCGGTGAACCCGCTTCAGGTAGCCCTCGCTTTCGAGAAGGTTGGTAATCTTGGTCATCTTGTTGGGGGATATAGACCAGTGTGCCGCCATCTGCTTTCCGCACACTTGCCAATCTTCTTGATGCGACAGTAGATAGGCTAAGATGCCCAGCGCCTCTGCCGTGAGGCTGTCTTCTCTGCGGTTAGGATCTTCAGAATTGCCTCGAATGAGGCTGTTGGGTAGTACCGTAAAGTCGCGCTTATGCTTGGTTTTAAAGATCATTCAGAACTCCATGAATAAACGTAGTCTGTCTTAATGATTAGTTTCGTGCAAGAAAAACATCCCTGCTGATCAAATTACTGTATAAATTGACAGTTTTATTGTTGTTTGATAAGTGATAGGTTCGAAGTTCGCCAAAACGCAAGGATAAGCGTATGAATAGCAACGGAGAGAAGTCTCCGGCGACGGAGATAAAGAAAAAGCAAAGAGCGAAATGGTTAGACCAAATGCTGACCAAAAAAGGTCACGATAAGTACGGTAGAGCTACAAGAATTAGCAAGCATCTGAAGTGCGGGATGTCAACGGTACAGGGATGGATGCGCGGTTCTCTTCCCCGAGATATGGAACTCGCTTACCGGTTCTGCCAGGAATATGGTATCGATATGGTCGAGTGGGTATCTCTAGAGCCAGGCGAGTGGCGAGGAGAAACCCCCAGCGTAGAAGACATGCAGATCGTGATCGACGCAATTGGTAAGACAATTGAATTTGATATTTCTTTAGTCTCCGAGGACACCCCGAGACCTTTGAGCGCGTCTTCTTTTGTGAAAGTCTTTCAAGTAATTCTAAAAAATCTGCGTGACCCTTCTTCGGGGGCGACTGCGTCTTTGTCGTTATTTCGCGATTTTGTGATGGAAGCGAACGAAGAGACAGCCCATAAAAAACTACACGAAATGACAACCCAAAAAAAGCAAAACGGCAACTAATTGGAGGCAGTAATATGAGTGACGGAGACGTATCTCCAAATCATTTATCGGAAGAGGATGTTCTGGAGAGGTTAGTACCGTATTTGGCGGCGTTCGATGAACCAAAACATCCACTGGCTAATTTAACGGGCAAAAAAGATAAGAAAAAAGAGGTGAACCTTAAAGAGGTTGTCAGTATCTTCGAATCGAAACGCTCTGACAGCGGGGGGGCTGCGACCGGTTGGTGTTTGCTAGACGATGACGGCGAAATCTGCATGATTGACGAAGTCGGGAAATCGAAGTTACGGGATCTGTCGCGCACTCTCGATCTCAATCCAGAAGACGCATCCATGAGCTGGTTGCTTTTCGCTAGACCACGGATGTATAAGATTTACTCTCTGCAATGGCAAAGAGTTATGTCGTCAGGAAATGCCCAATCCGTTCGATTTAATCACAACGGTAAGGAATTGTACTCACACATGCACCCGTTCATGTGGCGGGATGGACCGCCCCCTGTTATACCGACCTTTCGAGGAGTTTCTTGGGGTAGTCAACCAGTTACTAATACAAGGCTTCTAAAGGACATGGGCATCCATAGGAGTGGACGTAACCGCCTATTGAAATATGGCGAACGAATGAATAAGTGCGTAATGCATTCCGTCAGCCATTACAGCCAATGTGAGAATATCGAGGAAGATATGCTCGAAGACCACAAAGGTATCAAATACATCGCTAACCATTAAGATCGGGCAAAAAAAACCCTAGCGTCTGTGGACCAGAGCCAGGGTTTCCTTTCTTACCAGCCCTGGAAGGCGGGATTTCTCTCAGTTCTTCGATTATACACGCCTTATCAACAAACTAAACCATTTGACCAATATGGTATTATGGGTTGATTTTAGACGATTAATGGCATATTCTTCACTTTGTTCTCAAGGAGTGAATGAAATGACAGAACAATCAATGACAAAGTCCCAAATCTGGGCAATCTATTCAGAAGTAGCAGTTCCACCCAAGGTTAAGACAGAACAAGACTCTAAGCTGCATTACGTCAGTTGGATGGACACTTACGCCAAGGCGATGCAACCTAACGAAGACACCTTGCTGGAGGTCGCGTGGGAATACATCCACGACGATCAAGGAAATGACGCATGGACTTTCCCAGCGGGTAACGGAAACGTCACGGCTGAAGTTAAAATCGCCATGAACGTCGAAGGGGTTATTCACCAAGCCAGCCTACCGGTGTGGGACCAAAACCATAAGTCAATCATTAATCCAACGTCGAGCGATATCAACAACGCGAAGATGCGTGTCCGCTGCAAAGCGTTAGGAGAGCTTGGGCTTTTCTGGAAGCTTTGGTCAGAAGATCACTGGGACGAAGTGAAAGACCAATCTGGAGGCAACGTTGTCCACCTGGTTCCCGCCAATGAGGAGGTTGTAGAAGAGCTTTCTCATGACGAAAAGTGCAAAAATTATTTAGAGGGTCATCTAAAAAAACTTAAGGCAGCGCCTCCGATTACGGCTAACGGGTTAGAGGTGAAAATACAAAAAATCAAAAACGGTTTACGAACCCGTAATCTTGTTGATAAGAATTTCAACCTTCGCATGGCAAGGTGGAAAAAAGTGCTCACCCCGCTGATGGAGGCTGCTCATGACCATCGTTAAGCAGGGAAGTGCTGAGTGGCTTCAACAACGCGCCGGTAAAATTAATTCTTCAACCTGCGCCGCCTTTGAATCGAAGCATAAATTCAAAAAAGCAATGGATGTTGTTAGAGATTCTGTTCGTGATCTGGCTGGGGCGGAATCCGAATTTAAAACTAACGATGCTGTCGAGCATGGAAGGAAGACGGAGCCTGTTGCGATAGATTTTTTTGAGGAGCATACCGGTCTACGAGTCGAGGCGACGGGATCTATCGAACATCCCGAGTATTCGTTTTTGAGGGCGTCACCGGATGGTCTGGTGGGTCTTGACGCTTGCCTTGAGGTGAAGTGTCCATATGCTTACGGCAGGAAAACGCCGAACACCTACAGCATTTTTGACGAAGACAAAACCATGTATTTGTGGCAGGTCAAAATGCAGATGGAATGTCTTGACGTCGATGTCTGCCATTTTATTTGCTACGTCAGCCCTGACATATTTCATATCGACAAAGTTGTAAGAGAAGCAGGATGGCTTGAACAGCCGGTGTCGGGCAGCTTGCTGCCAACCCCTCGCGATAATTGGGTTCCAAGAGTTGGGTTGTTTCAGGCGTGGCACAACTTCATTCACTCTGAATACCAAGACCCAGAGACGCGCAAGAAATACCTGGACGGGAAAGATCATTGCAAGCGAGTCGATGGTGATCCGCTTCTCGATGAGCTGTCTCAAAAATGGCGCAGGAAGATTAGCCTTGAAGCGCAGATCGAAGAGAAAGCCGGTCAAGAAAAACAAGGATTGGCGACACTTTTAGGTGAGATCGATGAGCTAAAAAAGAGCTTGAAAGCGCAGTTCGATTCGAACGTGACGAACGGACTCCTTCAGGTTCACATCACCAACAAAGCCGCTAGCTTTAATTACAAGAATGCATTTGAGGCGGTGGGCGGCAAGCAAAGAATCAAGGATTTGGGGCTGGACGTCGCGGCGTTCAACAACAAAAGCGTAAAGCAGATTTCTAACATAAAGCTGGAGGAAACAACGAATGGCTAATTTTGAAGTAGAAGGTGGTAACGGTCGGCTCTATCCGATAAGTGCTGCGGATAAAGCAAAAGAAAAGGCGCGGATGGAAGCGAAGGGCGCTGAGATTGGTGCTGATTGGCTCAAAGCTAAAGAGGCACCTGACTATGATGGCTTCTTTAATGTCAACGCAACCTTCGTCGAATATCTAAGCCAGGGTGTCGCTGCAAGCGAGTCCGGCGTAGTGCGGTGTAACGTGAAGGGCTACAAGGCAAAGAAGCAGGACGGTACTCCCCAACTGAACGTGCAGGAACACTGGATTAAAGAAGTCGGCACGTACAAGCAATTTAAAGGCAGCAATCAGACAGCCACATCCGCACCAGAAAGTTTTGGCGAGGCACCTGACGACCCGTTCGACGACGATGACGACATCCCTTTCTAAGGAGCTAGATGAGCTTACGCATTACCCGAGCAGCAAACACTAGAATATTTCTTGGCACGAATCTTGATAAGCGGGACATGGAGGCGACCGCGACAGACACAGTCTGGATAAGGAAGGTTGAAAACCTGGAGCGCCAAAGCGCGTTAATTAACGTGAGGAACCACGAAGGCGTGGTAGAGGCAACGCTAGGAATAGAAGAGTCGCTGGGTATCAGGGAGGGCGTAAGCGTCAAGCTTAAAGGTATCAGTGAAACGTGGGCTACGGCAATGCCGTACTGCGAAAGCTGCGGCAGGGGGGAAAAAACTTCAAAGCAACGGCTGGTAGCTCAGGCGAAAGTTGAGGTATCAGCGCCCAAAGATGTACAGATATTTCGAGATGACATGGTTAAGGGTAAAAAAAATGCCTGATACTGATCCAGCAATTATGCACGTGATGACAGTGGTCTGCGGAGCGATAGCAATATTTATCCTTGGCGAAATCTTTGTCGCCATACGTGTCTGCTGCTTGAAAAAACGAAAGGACTTGATAGATTTTAGGGCAGCACCCTCCTCACTGCGCTTGGGTGGTGGCAAATATTTTTGCGAACGAATTAAGAGTGCTGTCCGACGCATCAACATGCGTTCATTTGCTCTAGGTTCGACCAAGCACCACTAAATGAGGAATAAGAATCTGATGGAAAAGTTGTGCAAGTGTGGTGAGACACGCTCAGAAATGTTTACCACTAGTCACCAAAACAATTGCAAGGATTGCCGGAAGTTAAGCAGAGAGGAAGCTTACACCAAGGTCAACAAGCCGCACTGGGATTTGCTGAACCGGCACTGGCGACCAGGTATCCCACTGGAGATATAAAACATAAGACAAGGACGGTGTGAAGTGATAGATTTGACAACAGGTCATCTCTCTCAAGCTAGAAAGCATGGAGAGATTATGAAGAAAAGAAATAGTGGTGAAAGAACCTTTGCCTTTGCCGTCAACAAATGGCTTGAAAAACCATCTGAAAAAAACGGTAGAACGAAGGCAAAAAATTACGCACAGAAAGGAGATTTTTTTAAACAACTCTGGGGAAGCAAGCAAATTGAAGACATTAGCGATAGAGATGTTGCCAAATTGATTGCTGAACTACGAGCGAAGAAAAACAAGGACACTGGGAAGCCATACAGTGAAAGCGGCATCAACAATTACGCCGGAGTGTACAGCGCGGTGATGAAAAATGCGGTTGAAAACCTCAAGCTAATTCAGGTTTTTCCAAAGTGGAAGAAGCTGCAAGAGATTGAGAGACAGTACTACCCAGAACCTCATCAGATTAAGGTCTTGCATGACGAATTAATGTCGATGGGAGATCAAAATACTCTGAGAGCGGACATGGTAGCTTTTTGTTTTCACACTCAAGTTCGAAACGCCATCGCGACAAACCTCAAGATCGAAGAGATTTCTCACGATCTTAGTTTTATGGCGGTCCCAGCTCATAAGATGAAAAACAACCAACCCTTTGAACGACCCTTGAACGCGGAAGCGAAAAAGATTGTGCAGCGAAACATCGAAAGAGGTTACGCCCTGCAAGAGAAATATTCCTGGCTCGATCCAATCGATTATGTATTCGTGCAAGACGCCGGTAAGAGAGACAGTATCGGTAAACCGTTCAGTAAGAATGGCTTGGTCAATAAGCAGTGGAGGCTTGCGCGGGAACGTGCAGGTTTACCGAAAGATTTTGTTTTTCATTCGCTGAGACATGCTGGAGCGACGTTTTTGGTTCGCGAAGGTATTGACATGAAAATGGTGTCTACATTGTTGGGACACGCCAGTGAAAAATCAACATGGCGATACCGACATATTAGCACCAAGGAAAGTCAGCAAGCGTCTGAACTGACCTCTGGAGTGTCTTTGTGAAGTGCTGTTTGTTTATACAGTAAAATGGTAAAAAAAGATGACCACGACCTAGATAAAATGGGTTAGGTCGCGCAGTAAGCAAGTCTCTAACCCCTTATAAATCAAGAGGTTGGAGCGGGTAGCGGGGTTCGAACCCGCGACCTCGACCTTGGCAAGGTCGCGTTTACTGTAAATTATATCCTTTTAAATCAGTAGCTTAGAAGAGATGACCTACTTAACTTTGCGTAAGGTCGCGGTCAAAGCGACAATAATTATTTGCTAAAGCTCTGTTCTTGTTCATCAAATTTA